GAACGCAGACGCATTTGAAACCGCCATCAGAAACGAAGTTGAAAATTCGACTGGTGCGCTAACTGCATCTGATGAACTGCTAGTTGGTTCGTTAGTTCTGACGGTTGACACTTTGATTGAAGCGCACATTGGGTTACAGGAAAATGGCGCGATTTATCATTACAACGCGGGTGATGCGCCAAGCCCGTATTACAAGATAAGAACAGAATCTATGGATAAAGCGATAAAGATTCTTGCCGAACTAGCGTTAGTGGCAAGAGGTCGCCCAAAGATTAAAAATAAGGTATCCGAAGTAGATGAGTTATTCGCAACTGCTTGAACCCGCTTTCCAATACGCTAGGGGCGTAACCCTTGGCGACATAACCGCTTGCGAAGATGTAAAGTTAGCCGCCCAAAGATTCCTAGATATGGTGGAACGGCGGGATGCGCCTTATGAATTCGTACCCGAAAAAGCCGAACACATCCTAAAGTTTGCCAAGTTTTGCCGCCATGTTAAAGGCGCTGAAGCGGGTAAGCCTATTGCGTTGCAACCTTTTCAGGTTATGTTCCTAGCCGCCATTTATGGGTTCAGGGATAGGAAAGATAGAACCGTTCGTTGGGTAACTGATGTAATTTTGTTTGTGCCGCGGAAATCAGGCAAAACAACTTTGGCATCAATCATTGCTTTGTATGAACTACAGTTTGGCGATGCGGGTGCTGAAGTATTTACATTGGCGACCAACAGGGAACAAGCAAGCATTTGTTTTGATTCATCCAAGGCCATCATTGAAAATATGGTGGCGGAGTTTCAGCAAAAGTTTATTGTTTACCGAAGCGAACTAAAGAAGGCGGGCGATTCGACTTCTACCTACCGTGCCTTGTCCCGTGAGAATAGAAAAACGGGTGACGGTAAAAACCCATCGTGCGCAATGATTGATGAAGCGGCGCAGATTACAGAACGGTCCAGTATCGAGGTTTTACATTCGGGTATGGGTGCGCGTAAGAACCCGCTACGGATGTACCTAACTACCGCATCGTTTACCAAAGAAACCAAGTTCTACGAAGATTTGAACCACCTTAGAACGGTGCTACGCGGTGCGGCTGAAGATAACTACCGTTGGTTTGGTTTACTGTATTCCATCGATGCGGGCGATGAATGGTCTAATGAAGAAACATGGGCAAAGGCAAATCCCATGCTTGGCATTTCCGTGACCACCGAACACATTAGGCACATGGCGCACGAAGCGCAATCTAAACCCGCAAGCCTTAATGAATTTTTATGCAAGCAACTGAACATTTATGTTTCAGCAAATAGCGCATGGGTTGACCGCCGATATTGGGATGATTCAGTTTGCCCGATGCCTGAAGATAAACCCGAATCAACATTTATTGCGTTTGACTTGGCATATTCCCGCGACTTGAACGCGGTATGTACTTTGCACCGATATTCGGAAGAAAAGTTCTATGCAGAATTCCAATTTTTCTTACCCGAAGAAAGTTTAGACCTAATCCCGAATCACTATAAATCAATTTTTCAGCAAGCCCATGCAAGCGGCATATTGCGATTGACCCAAGGTAATGTGACCGACCTTAACGAAGTGGAAACCTACATTAAGCAACAATGTATTAAGCACAATGTTAAAGAAATCGGATACGACCCGTACAACGCCGCGTCATTGGTGGCTAATCTTTATGCTGAGGGTTTACCCGTAAAGAAAGTTGGGCAAGGTATGGCGGTTCTTTCCAACCCATCTAAAACCGCTGAACAATTGATTCTGAAAAAGGGAATCATGCACGATGGCAACCCGTTTGTTGGTTGGCAATTGGCAAACGCGGAGGTTTACACGGATGTAAACGGAAATGTCAAAGTTCGCAAGAATGAAGCCGATACATCCGCAAAAGTTGACGGAATTATTGCGATGATTATGGCTTTGCATTGCCATCTGGACAATGTTTTTGTTTCTGATACATTTGGGTTTAGAAGTTTTGAATGGTAAACCATCAGGAAATTGGGTAAAAACATGGCTATTTTTGATATTTTCAAGCGCAATAAAGACCAAAAAAACGAATCAAATACGCTATTTGGTCAATCGGCGCTAGGTAATAACATCGTTTATCAGGGTTCTAAACAAGCCCCAAATGTCAACACCCAAATTCTTTATGTAACCACAGGCGCGACTAATAACGCGGGTCGCCCCGTGGATATGTCGCTACTTACCCGAAATTCCACCATCATGGCTTGCGTGGCGGCAAAAGCCCGTGCATTGTCACAACTGCCTATTCGCGTGGTTAGCCAATCCGAAGATGGCACTTATGTTGATGCCGTTAAATCTGATTTGGTAGGCGCACGAGATAAGGCCAAAGCCAAGCAAGTGGCAAACCTTTTGGCGCAACCTAACCATTTTCAAAGCACCTACGAATTTTGGTATCAATGGTTGATGTGGTACGAATTGGCGGGCGAAGCATTTACCCTTTGGTGGCGTAAAGACCAAAAGAGTACAACGGAAACCCCGTTAGAAATGTACCTTTTGGATTCAACCCTAATTGCCGTAACAATCACCCCTGCCCGTTACCCATCGTACCGTTTAAGTACGCCAAGTTACGGTTTTAACCGTGATGAACCGCTGAACTTTAACCAAGTGATGCACATTAAGGAAATGAACTGGCAAGGTTCTGCGGGTTTTAACAAAGGCATCTTGGCGGCTGAATTAGTTTCGTTAGACCAAGATATTGACCTTTACGCAAACTACATCATGCAAAATGGCGCAAAGCCAAGCGGTATGTTTACTAGCGAACAAGTTATTCCTGATGCCAAATACAAAGAAATCGCCGCCCGTTTGAAAGAAGCATGGTCGGCAATGGTTTCTAGCCGCCCAAGTGACCCAAGCAAGGCGGGTCAAGGTATGTTGTTGGACCAAGGCATGAAATACACGCCTTTGGATATGCTTACCTTGCAAGATACCGATGCGGCTAAATTGAAAGAACAAACCATGAAGCGTATTTGCGGTTTGTTTGGCGTACCACCCGCAATGATTGGTATTGGCGAATCAAAGTACAACAATACGCAAACCATGATGGATGAATTCTATAAATCCACCATGTACCCAACTTTAATTAACATTCAGCAAAAATTAAAGCAACATTTGTTTGTTGGCTACCCCAATTTGTCTATTGAGTTTGATACGCGCAATTTCTTAAAAGGCGCACCATTAGACCAAATGAATTTTGCCACCGCGGGCGTTAGTAACGGAATTATGACCCCCAACGAAGCGCGTGAATATTTGGGTATGCCCAATATCGATGGTGCTGATGATTTGATTGATAAGGGTGGGAAAGATAAACCGATTACGGGCACATCCCCCCAAGATACGGGCGGTGGCGGTGGAAACCAAACGCGCAAAATGAATATCGGCAAGTAAAAATAAAGTGTCACATATTTTTCGACTTGTGATAGCATCATTGGCAACATATAAGCCAAATACAGAACCGCCCCCGAAAAGAGGGCGACCACCTAAGTTAATACAAGACATCGACCGAACAAAAATCGATGAGGTAATCTATGACCGTAAAAAACCTGATGATGGTTTGCGAAGCCAAACTAGTTTTGGAAAAGCAGGGCGAAAGCACAGGAAAAATTGAAGCAACTGTAACTACTTGGGGTGCGCGTGAAGGCGCTGATGGTAGGCGCTTTAACTACCAACCCGAAGGTTTCATGCAATGGGCTGAAGATTTTTCTAAATCAGGTCGCCCGCTACCAATGTTTGTAAATCACGATGCCGATGCAATCCCCGTTGGTGAATGGACTGCATTTGAGTTTGACGATGTTGGTATGAAAGCCGAAGGGCGTTTGTACACAAACACAACAATGGGTTCAGACCTTTACAAAATTATGCAAGAAAGCCCCGCCATGTTCGGCGGTGTTTCCGTTGGTGCATACGCCGATGAATACCAAATGGTAAATGCTGATGGCGAACCCGACCAATCTGATGAAGCGTATTTCCAAATTACCAAAGGTGGTTTGCGCGAAGTATCCGTAGTGATGTACCCGAACAACCCAATGGCTGAAGTAAGCAAGTTGGAATATTTCCGACCTGATGGCACAGCCGATTTAAAAGTTTTGGAACAAGCCTTGCGTGAAGTTGGGCTATCCAAGAAAGATGCGGTAGCCGCCGCATCTACATTCAAGAAAGTTTTGGAATTGCGCGATGCAGTTACAACACCTATTGAAATTGCGCCTATTTTGAGTGATTCAAATGCGGAGGCTACCGAAGCGGAAATTCTTGCGGCTCTCGAAGCCCGTGAACTTCTAAAATTACTTGATACCAAACTTAAAGGTTAAATCATGTCCCAAGCAATCATTGAAAAATTGGATGCTATCGAAGCCAAGCAAAGCGAAAGCATTGCCGCCGTTGAAGCAAAAATCCCCGCCGCTATTGAAGCAATTAAAAACGAAATGCAAGAAACTATTGCCGCTTTGGAAGCCAAAGTAGCATCGATTCAAGCACCCGCCGTTTTAAAGCCTTTGGCAAAAACAGTTCGCCAAGATGTGAACCGTAATGTTCGTGAGCAATTGTCAACTTTCTACAAAGGTAACAACCGTTTAGAAAAAGAATTGCAAATTTTTGCTGACGAATCACAAATGGAAGCCTACTTAAAAGAGGCATCAGCCCTGACAGGTTCAGGTAACAACCAAGGTGGTCGTACCGCCTATGACCCCGTGTTTGCCGCTTTGCGTTTGGCTAACCCCTTGCGCGGCGTATCACGCACCGTTGCTACTGATGGTTCGTCATATCAATTTCGCGTAAAAACCGGAAATGCGGGCGCAACTTTTGGTTATGCAATTCAGAACAATGGCGCGGCTACAACTGAAGATACAACCATTTGGCAAATCGTTTTGCAAGACCTGAATGTTCAGTTCCCAATCCGTACTGCGGCTTTGGATGACATTGATGGTTTGGAAGCCAATGTTGTTGACGATATGTTGATGGAGTTTTCACAAACTGAAGCCTTGTCAATGATTCAAAACAATGACCAAGGTTCTACATCTTTGCCATACGGCGGTTCTAACGGTCTGCGCGGTTTGGACCAATACGCGGGTGCTAATGCTACCTACACAGGTGGTACAACATCTACGGCGGCATTTGGTTCTAGCGGTACTGGTTCTACAAGCGGTTTGCATAGCCTTGCTACTTATGACCAATTGACAACTAACGGTAACACCGTTGGCGCAAACAACATTTCTTATGTTGATGTGATTAACACCGTGTACGCGTTGCCACAACAATACTGGACTACAAACGCTAAGTTTGTTGTTAGCCCAATCTTGTTGAACGCTATTCGTGCATTGCGTGATAGCAACGGCGCACCTATCTTCAATCGTAATGAAGGTTTGTCTGTTGACGGTATCGTTGGCACAATGTTGGGCTTTGATGTTGTAGTGAACAAGTATCTTGATACTCCATCACAAACAACAACAGGTTCAGCAGGTACAAACAGTTTGTATCCAATGTACTTTGCTGATTGGTCGCGTTTCCACACAATCGTTGACCGTTTAAACATGGTTATGCGCCGCTACGACCAGACATTGCCCGGATATATCACTTTCTTTGGTGAAAAGCGTTTGGCAACATCTGTTCGTGACCCTAACGCGGGCGTTCGCTATCGTTCTACAGGTACTGCTACCTAATAGTTGCGTTGCCATTAGCGGGGGGCGAAAATCCCCCGCTTTTTTTAAATAGGAATTCAAAATGTCTATCACCGAAAAAATCTTGAACGGAATCAAACAGGCCATCACCGAAGGCGGCAAAGTAAATATCGATTTGCGTGAAGCAAGCGCCATTACTGGTTCGGGTTCGGGTGTTGGTGGTAATGTTGTTTTTGATGATGCGTTTGCGGCTTTGCGTCAAGCAAACCCTTTGCGTCAAGGCTCACGCCAAATCGCGGTTAACGGCTCTGATGCCCAATTTGTTGCCAAGACTGGTAACGCCGCAAATTCTACAAACCCTTGGGGTTACACATTCACGCCTAATAGCGGTTCACCTAATGTTGACACTTCTATTTGGCAATTGCCCGTGCGCGTGTTGGTTGCACAGTTGCCTATCAGAACGGCGGTGCTAAGTGATGTTAATGGACTTGATGCAACATTGGTTGAAGATTTGGCGCTTGAATTTGCGCAACTCGAAGGTCAATCAATGGTTCTTAACGATGACCAATCAGGTAGCACAACTACATCAACTGGCGCTACTGACGGTTTGCGTGGTTTGGATAGTTACACTAGCGGCGCTACTAGCGCTTTCGGTACTAGTGGCACGGCTATTACAGATGGTATTCATACTATCGCTACGGTTAGTAACGGCGGCTCTGCGGTAACTTATAACAAAGTTACAAACATGGCTAACGCGTTGCCCCCTCAATATTGGTCACTAGAATCTACCGCTTGGCACATCAGCCCCGCAATGATTCAAACTTTGCGTCAATTGAAAGATTCACAAGGCTTGCCATTGTTCTTGGAATTGGGCGAAAAAGACGGTTGCGCAATTGGTCACATTTTTGGTTGGCCCGTTATTCCCAACGCATACCTTTCTACAGATTTCCCAATCTACTTGGCAAACTGGAATCGCTTTTTGACAATCGGCGATACAGAACAAATGTCAATTCAAATGTTTGAACAAACACAAGCGGGCTTTGTGACCATGTACGCGGAAAAACGCATGGTAAGCACCGTGCGCGACCCATTTGCGGGCGTTCGTATGTCTGCCGCCTAAAGGGGGCTTAAATGTCAGTAGATAGCCAATTACTTGGTGCGCCCTACGGGGCGGCTACCCGCAATCCATTTAGTTATGTAAAAGCGGAACAAATCGGGCGTGATGTAGTTACGCCTTGGTTAACCTTGGATGAAATCACCAATCAAATTAACTTGTTTGAAGATGAAAGCCAAGATGGTTATTTGCAAGCATTGGAACTAGCGGTTCGCCAAGCCATTGAAGATTACTTGGGGCTTTCTATTTTTTCAGTTACCTACCGTGTTTGGTATGGCGCTGAAAACTTAGCATCATCGCCCGTATGTTTGGATTTGCCCGAAGTATCGCAAAACCAATACCCCGACATGGCGGGCGTGACGATTAACCGCGTAGCGTACTGGAACAACAATACGCCGCCCGAATTAGTTGTTGTTGCAACCAATCAGTATTACTACGATGCAAGCGGTAATAAGGTAATCGTTCAATCGTTGCCTACCAACATCAATAGCGAGATGACCGCACCGATTATTTGCGAGTACACAACCGCACCTAATCCGTTGCAAACATACCCCGTGATTAAACAAGCGGGCTTGCTATTGTTTACTCATTTGTATAACAATCGTAGCAATACAACTGATAATCAGTTAAAAGAAATTCCGTTCGGTGTTGCAACATTGTTGCGCCCGTACAAACCACTTGTCATGTGAGCATATAAATGGCTATTGCACGGTTTGAACAAATTACGGTAAACAACTTGGCGTTTGCTAAAAGTGATTTTGGCGAACAAACTACCGCACAAAGCACATGGTTTAGAACCCGTGCGCGTGTTCAATCCGTGGCAAACAGTTTAAAGATTTCGGAAAAGTACCGCCTTTATCAAGATGTTGTTAACTTCATTTTGAACTACACGCCCAATACGCGTGAAATGGTGCGCAACCAAAATCTTTATTCAATCAGTTATAACGGCTTTGATTGGCGTATTGATAATGTGCGCGAATCTGATGATAGGATGACCGTGGTTATCTTGGCATACAGAACTGACCCAGTTACGGCGGTATAAATGGCAACGCAACAGAATCCCGTTCAGTACGGCAAAGCAATTCAGTACCAACTGCAAAGCATTGTTGCGCCCGTACCCGTTTATGCGGCTTTTAACCGTAACTTTGCCACCGAACCTAAGTTCTTGGTTTGGATGCTACGAAATGTTCATCAAGATGTGTACACAGGTCAAAATCAAGCCAATAAAGGCATTGACCAACCAACATTTCAAATAAGTATTTTCACGCAACAAATAGAAGATGGTTTCACTATTTCCAATCAAATACTACAATCACTACACGGATATAGTGGTTTATTTGGTGGTGCAACCAACGGATTTGAAGTTGCTAAAGCCGATGTATTTTGGCTTTATAACAGTTATGACAATGATGAAAAATTGGCGCAAATTTTTCTTGATTGCACACTAAATATATCAACCTGACAAGATAGTTCTTTTAACCATTCTTTTTAAGGAATCAAAATGGCTTTACCAAATAAAATTATGTCCGGCTTTACCGCCGCCCTTTGGATGCAATCAGGCGCTACACCTACCGCAGTAGCCGTTGCCGATTTGGATACATGGACAGGCACAATTGGCGATATTGTAGGTACTTCTGCTAACGGCACAGGTACTGATGGTATTGCTTTGAATGTTGAAGCCGTACCCGCATTTGGCCAAGATGATGCGGTTGCATCTTTTGGCGTAGCAGGTTCACGCCAATCGGACAAAATCCCATCACAAAGCGCACCTACATCACTTAGCATCACCGCCGCTTGGAATCCTAGTGACGCGGCTTTGTTGTTGATTCGTGGCGATGCTGAATCAGGTTTGATTGACCGCACTTTTGTGGTTACTGCTACCGCGGGTGCAAACACCGTTGCCTATGCTTTTAATGGTCGCGTTTCTCAATTCACAATTGATTCAAACCCAACTGCTGAAGCAAAATGCAACTTCACGATTCACCCCCGCGGTAATCAATATGGTTGGTCAAACAACACCTAAACAATATGCAAACTACAATAAAAGACACTAACGACCTACTAAGTTTTTTGGTAACTCAATCCGATTCGCGTAAGGATTGGTTTGGGTTTACCGCACAAAAACTAACTGCGATTTCATTGGCGCATGAGATTGCCGCTAACCATGCGGATAAATTCACGCCCGATGAAATCGTTAATTATGTGCATACGCTAAATAATGCGTTGTATCAGAAAATCATTAAACCAATGGGCTAATCATGGGCGTTACTTTCAAAATTGAAGGTTTGAAAGATGTGTACGCCGCATTTGAACAACTAGCCGAAGATATTGGCGACAAAAAAGCGCAAAGCAAAATTTTAGTTCCCGCCGCACGGGAAGCAATGCAACCCGTTTTAAATCAAGCCGTTTCCAATGCGCCCGTAGATACAGGTGGTTTGCGCCTTTCTTTACAAGTTGAAGCGCGTAGGCCAAACAAGCGGGATAGGCGTTCTAAATACATCACCCAAAACGATACCGTAATTGCAACGGTTACAACGGCATCGGGTAAAAAGTTAAAAGCAATGAGTGAAGGAAAGGGTTTGCTAAAAGCCCGCCGTAAACTTGCAAAACTAGGCGTAGATGATGCCAAAAACTTTATGGGCATACAAAGCGATGCCCGTGCAATAGCACAAGAATTCGGTTCTGCTAGGAATGGTGCGCAACCATATCTACGGCCCGCAATGGAATCCCAATCCGAACAAACCGCTAAAAGGCTTGGGGAAATTTTAGGTAGGCGGATAAATCAATACAAGGCAAAAAAGTAAATGACAAAATTTAGTTCAGCGTTTGGCGATAAATACCAAACAAACAAAAAGAATCTTTTAACCCGTTCTTTTGAACTTGGCGGCCATACCTTTAAGGTTCGTATTCCATTGGTAGCCGAATCCGATGTAATTTACAAAAAGGTTTCCGAACCTAATGAAGAAACGGTAGAGCAAATCTACCAAGAAATCACTAAGTCATTGCGCCAATTTGAAGATAACCAAACCGAAGAATTCCAATTCACGGATAACGATATTTTGGTAGATGGCCGTTCAATGCGTGAAGCGGCTAAGAACAAAGCCATCACCGAAGCGCGAATTACCGAATTTTTTAAACTTCTAGTTCCTGAATTGGAAGGCGCAAGTTTGGAAGATTTAACTTATGCGGATATTGAAGAAGAATTCCCGATTTCCGTACAAATGCAAATTGTAGAAAAAATTGGCGAAGTAATTAGCCCAACCTACAGGGAAGCGCGGGGAAACTAATTGGCTCGTTGAAAAGCCAATGCCTAGCCGCAATGATTTTCAACGGGCATACCTTAGAAACAATCGCCGAAATTGATGATGTAACCTTGGCAAACATTCAAACAATGTACGCCGATGGGATGATTGGGAATTACGGAATTCTTACGCAATTAGCGACCCTAACAAATGGGGTTTTTAACTATATGCGTGTAGCAAATTCACCCCCTTATAAACTAGCCAACATTTTGGGTAGTGCGTATGATTACATATACCCGCCTTTATCTGCCGAACAACAAAAGGCGGCGGTAAACAATAGCCTATTGGCGTTTATGTCACAGGCACACGGATTTGATAAAACATTGTTTGGGGTAAAAGATGGCTAATATGATTGCCCGCCTTGGCGTAGTGCTAGGGCTAGATACCGCGGAATTCAATAAAGGCATTGAAGCCGCGGGCAAAAAACTTGAACAATTTAGCCAAACCGCTGAAAAATTTGGCAAGGTAGGCGCAACTGCTTTAGTGGCCGCGGGTGCGGCGGCTTTGCAATATGCGGATGATTTAGCCGATGTAGCCAAAGCCAATGATGTGGCGATTGGTACGGTTCTTAAACTTTCCAATGCTTTGGGTAACGCGGGCGGAAAAGCGGGCGATTCAGGAAAACTTTTAGCATCCTTTACTAAATTTATTGATGAAGCCGCGGGCGGTTCTTTAAACGCGCAAAAAACCGCAACGATGTTGGGTTTAAGCCTAAAGGATTTGGGCAAACTTTCGGAAGAAGAATTGTTGAACAAGGTTGTTAAAAATCTTGGTTCAATGGATGATTCGGTTACGCGTAATGCCAAGGCTATGGAAATCTTTGGCAAAGCCGCCAAAGGGGTAGATTTTGTTGCGCTTGCCGAAGATATGGGCAAAGCCAATAAACTTACCGATGAACAAGCAATTGGTTTGCAAAAAGCCGCCGATGCCTACGATATGTTGGCGCAAAATGCGCGGGACACAATGACGGTTCTAGCGGTAGAACTTGGTCCAATTCTAAAAACAACCCTTGAATATATTAAAGATATGAAGGGTGAAACAAACACTTTAGGCCAAGTGTTTAAAACCATCTTTCAAACTATTGCGGTTGTTGGCGCTAATGTTGCATTTGTTTTTAAAGGTATTGCGGATGAAATTCAACATACCTACGAAAACGCGGTTATCTTAATTACCAAAGGTGTTGATGCGGCTATTGCGGCAAACAAAAAATACGATGCCTACCGTTTATCGCAACGCCAAAACTTAGATTTTTTTGAAGCGCAAATAATGGGCGTTAGCGTTGGCCGTAGCGCCGATGATCCAAGACGCACGGATAATAAATCGGCAACTAGCGCGGGTAGAAATGTTATTAAAGCCCGTGATAAAGATGCTGAAGATGCCGAACGCAAACGATTAAAAGCAATTCAAGATGCAAACCGCGAAGCGCAAAAATACGCCAAACTTCTATTTGACATTGAAGGCCAACAAGTTGCCGCCTATACAAAAGAAGCAAACCGCATTGAGAAAGAACAACGCGCATTAGAAGTTAAAGAACAACTGTTATTCATTGACCAAAAAACTTTGGATATGCGGGCTGAAGATGCGCATTTAACGCGTGAACTGTATATAGCCGACCAAAAACGATTAGATGCTATTACAGAAATTAACAGAAACAATTTGTTAGATGCCGATGCAAAAGAGCAATTGATTCAACGCGAAAACGCATTGGCCGATGCAACAGAACGATATTTACGCGCACAAAACCAAGCGGTTAAAGCGCAACGCGAAGGCACGGGCGAACAAGGCTTTTTAAAAGAAGGCGCTAAGTTTTTCCGCGATTTGCCTACCGATTTGGAAAACGGCGCAAAGGCTTTCCAATCCGTAATGGGCAACATGGAAAGCGCGTTAGATAACTTTGTTCGCACGGGCAAGTTATCGTTTAAAAGTTTGGCGCGTAGCATTATTCAGGATTTAATTGCCATTCAATTACGCGCATCAGCAACGGGTTTGTTTAAATCTTTATTTGGGATGTATGCAAACGGCGGTTTTGGTACTGGCAACGCATACGGCAATCAAGATATTGGTGGATTCTTGGCCGATGGCGGTTCTGCTAATGCCAATACGCCTTATGTTGTTGGCGAACGCGGGCCTGAACTGTTTGTTCCTCGTTCATCGGGTACAGTAATTCCTAACCATGCTTTAGCGGGCGCGGGCGGCACTACGATGGTTACAAACAACTACATTAACGCCATTGATACCAAATCGTTTGAAGAACGCCTATACGGTAGTTCTAATGCGATTTGGGCGGCAAATCAGTACGCCAATAAATCATTGGCGGTGAATAGGGGTCGGGCATGAGTTTCCAAACCATCTTTGAAATACAACAATCGATGACGGTAAATAACCGCCGTATGGTTGGGCAACAGGTAGCGCGTTCGGGCTATATCACCGTAGCGCAATACCTAACCGCCGTGCCTTGGGTGTTTACCATCACGCCACATAATTATTTGTATTATCCGCAAGTTCGGGACATTATTCAAACTATCGACAACAAAGATAGGCAACTACCTGAAACTATTACTTTTAATAGTTCTAACCTTTCTTGGTTTACTGAAATGCGCGGCACGGCTACAGCGGCTACGCTAAATGGTACGCCCGCGGCTAATACGCAAACACTTGCCTTAACTTCTAACGGAACATTCAAGGCGGGCGATTTTATTATGATTAACGGTTATACCTACAAAGTGACCGCCGATAGCGCGGGTTCATCAGTAGGAATTAACCGCCCGTTGATTGGTACGCCATCATCGGGAACAACGGTTTATTTAGGTAATGCGTGTACATTTACCGTTGTTGCAGAATCATGTCCAACATATACATTAAACCCAATGACAGATGGTGCTTTTGTGCAATGGGATGCGCCGTTTGTTTTCCGTGAGTACATAACATGACAACAATTAGCGCCGTAACGGGTTCGCAAATCAATCATGCGGAATTCGTAAAGTTAACCGTAGGCAATGCCGCTACGGTTTATACATTCTGTAACGCCGCCGCACCTATTACGGTTGATGGCACTACCTTTTCTAACCTTGGCGCATTGCTATCGGTTGGTGATGTTCAGCGCGACATTAAAGCCACATCGGATGATATGACTATTGCGTTAACGGGTATTGACCCAACCAATGTTGCAATCATCCTTGGCAATGATATTAAAGGTTCATTGGTAGAAGTATGGCGCGGGTTCTTTGATTCAAACAATCAAATTATTACAACGCCTACAACACAGTTTTTCAAACGCTATCAAGGCATCATCAATAGCGTTTCAATTACCGAAGATTTCAATTCGGAAATGCGTACACGCATTGCAACTTGTTCTATTTCTTGTTCATCGATGCGCCGCATTTTGGATAACCGTTTATCGGGCGTTAAAACCAATCAGAACAATTGGCAATTTATTTACCCTAACGATACATCAATGAATAGGGTAAGTGAAATTTCTAATACTTTCTTTGATTTTGGTTCACCGCCAAAAACACAAACACAAGCAAGCGAAACAACCACAACACTTGATAACACGGGTGGAAATAGCGGTGGCGATGCACCATGATAAGACAGGCGACAAGATACGATATCCCTAGATTGTTAGAAATTGTAGAGGCGTATGCTTATGAAAACCCAATTAAAAAACTTGGCGAACCGTGTAATCACTTTCCCCGTTATGTTGAAGAACTATTGTTTAGCATCATTCAAGGGCGCGGCTTCATCTTTATCGATTCGCATATGCGCGGCGCGATTGTGGCTTATAAAAGTTCTAACATTTGGTCGCCAAAAGTAAAAGAATTAAACGAACTTCTTTGGTGGGTAGAACCCGAATACAGGAACGGAACAATTGGCGGTAGGCTTTGGAAAGCATTTGATGAACGCGCCCAAGAAATGTTAAAAGCGGGTGATGTAGATGTTGTTCTAACATCCGTTTCTGCAAATGGGCCTTTGATTGATTACACACGCCGCGGCTACAAGGCATTAGGCGCAACTTTTGTTAGGGAATAAAAATGGTTAGTACACTAATCGGCGCGGCGGCAAATTGGTTGGCTACAACTTTAAGCATTGGTGTTACCGCGGCAACCTTTGCCGTTAATTTTGCTTTATCGTATGTTGTAACGCGTATCTTTGCGGAAAATCCCGAACAACAACAAGATATGGGCGTACGCCAACAAGTACCCCCAAGCGCGGTTAATGCTATTCCCGTTGTTTATGGTGATGCCTATATGGGCGGCACATTTGTTGATGCGGTTCTGACAACCGACCAAAAGACAATGTACTATGTGTTGGCTATTTCTAGTATTAGCCCAAATGGGCAATTTACTTTTGATACCGCCGATATGTATTACGGCGATAGAAAAATTACTTTTGATGGTACGGATTTAACCAAGGTTGTTAGCCTTACCGATGAAGCGGGTAATGTAGATACAAAGATTAGCGGCAATCTTTACATTAGCCTTTATACATCTACTGCGGGGGGCACAATCACATCCGCTAATGGCGCATCAGCGCCTAGCACCGTAATGGGCGGAAGCGATATTGCCGTTGCCCAAAGATGGCCCGCAAGCAATCGCCAAATGAACGGTTTGGGTTTTGCTATTGTTAAACTTATTTACAACCGTGATGCGGATACAACGCAACTAAACCCAATTACATTCCATGTAAGCCATACATTGAACGGCACAGGCGTAGCCAAAGCGGGCGATGTTTGGTATGACTACATTACAAACGCGGTTTACGGCGGCGCGGTAGATACGGCATTTGTTAACGCAACAAGCGCAACGGCTTTAAATACATATGGCGATCAACTAATTACTTTTACCGATGCTGACGGCAATCCCGCCACACAACCGCGTTATCGCATTAACGGCGTATTGGATGCAGGGCAATCGGTTCTTTCCAACATTGACCGCATCATGTCGGCTTGCGATTCATGGATGACATATAACGCGGCATTGGGCCAATGGTCGGTGGTTATCAATAAAGCCGAATCTACCGCCTACGCATTTAACGATAACAATATTGTTGGCGAAATTCGCGTTAGTGCTACTGATATTACAAGTTCAATTAACCAAGTTGAAGCGCGTTTCCCATTTAAAGAAAACCGCGACCAAGCATCATTTATAAACATTGAAACACCTAGCGGTTTACTGTATCCCAACGAACCCGTTAACAAATATTCAATTACTTATGATTTGGTTAACGATTCTGTACAAGCGCATTACCTTGCAAACCGTTTGCTTGAACAAGCGCGGGAAGATTTGATTGTCGGTTTCAGCACTACCTACTATGGCATCCAAGTTGATGCGGGTGATGTAGTTAGCGTAACCAATACCGATTACGGATGGAACGCAAAACTATTCCGTGTGATGAAGGTTAATGAAGCATCATTGCCCGATGGTTCATTGGGTGCGCGTTTGGAAATGAACGAATACAACGCGCAAGTTTATGATGACCAAGACATTACGCAATTTACGCCCGTGCCAAATAGCGGATTGCCCGCACCTAGTTATTTTTCCCCGCTATCAGCGCCAACAGTAACAGGTTTTCCATCGGCATCATTTCCGCATTTTGATGTTACGGTTTATGTTCCCGCAACGGGCCGTGTATTGTTTGGTAATTTGTTTTACACAACAAGCGCAAGCCCAACATCATCCGATTGGAAATTATTGGCTAATGCTTCAACAAGTAATAGCCAACCCGTTACTAACGGGACTTATTACACATTTGCAAATCAAGTATTGGGCGCGGGTACTTATTACTTTGCTTACCTTGTTGGTAATGAAATTAGCCAATCTACACTTAGCCCAATTAGCGCATCATTTGTTTGGTCGCCTATTGGCGCGGCAACTGGTCCAACAGGGGCAACAGGGCCAACTGGCGCGGGGACAACAGGCGCAACAGGTTTAGCGGCTATTACGGCTTATAAATTACAAAGCCAATCAATTACAACGCCGCCATATTTTTCGCCAACAACATCGGGATCATTTGCACCTAGCGGATGGTCACTTACCGCACCAACCGCAACCGTTGGTGATGTAGTTTGGTATATCCAAGGAAAATACAATAGTTCAGCAATTACTATTGATGGCGTAGCACCAAACACAACTGCATGGACAGGTCCAGTAGCGGCAAGTATTTTCCAAGACATTCGTTCGGATAACTGGAATGGTTCAACGCCGCCAACATACGGTACGCCATCTACTTATGGTACGGTTGGTTATTACATTAGCCAATCAACAGGCAATGTGTACTTTAATAACGGCATTTTCCGCGGCGACATTAGTACCGATGGCGATGCCTACTTTGAAGGCCAAAATGCAAGTACCGCCTATCCAATCATTGTTAACGGTACGGCATATTCAATCGATTATTCATCTTGGAGTGCAGGCTATTCCGTTCCAACATCAGGTTCAATTCGCGTTGGTGTTTATGGCACGGCGGTTGCGCTTGGTGGTGCATACAATGTTGGCGTACTTGGTTATGGTCAAAACGGTTTTGGCGCTAAAGGCGTAGGCGTTGTTGGTCAAGGCGACCAAACTGGCGGATATTTTTCGGGTACTGAATACGGCGTTATTGCAACTTCAAGTGGCGTAACACCCGTTGCGATTTGGATTCAATCAGGCTACTTTAAATGGGGTGGCTTTAATATTGTTGCCCCTGCGGGTTCAACTTCTACATTCCTAAGAAATGACGGAACTTGGGCAACCCCTGCGGGTGGTGGTGGCGGTACAGTTACAAGCGTAAGTGGTACAGGTTCAGTATCAGGATTAACTTTAAGCGGTACGGTCACTACATCGGGTAGCCTAACTCTTGGCGGCTCTTTATCCGTTACACAAGCAAACTTGATTGCTTCAGCGCCATCTACGGCTTATTATTTAAGTGGTGGTGGTTGGGTATCAACTAGCCCCGTGATGAGTTTGGCGGGAACTAATAGCGGCACGGCTACTGTATCGGGCAACACATTAAATATTCTTGGTTCAACATCAACAGGAATTGCGGGTGCGTATGTTGGTTCTGCGGGTTCAGGCAACACCGTTACTTTGGATGTTCGCACAACAAGCCCATCAGATATTCGACTAAAAGAAGAAATTGCCAATAGCGATTTGGGCTTGGATTTTGTTAAACAATTACGCCCCGTATCCTATAAACTTAAAGCAGACCCAAGACACCAAAAAGGTTATGGATTTATTGCCGATGAAGTTGAACAAATCATTGGCGCTGATTCATCTTTGGTTTACGAAGAACCTGATTGGAAAGTTGGCGATGAAGTTGGATTTAAAACAATTCATTACCCATCGTACATTGCGGTTTTGACTAAGGCAATTCAAGAATTGACCGCCAAGGTAGAAGCCCTAGAAACAAAATTGAAAGGTTGATATGCCAAGACAAATAGACATTCCCGCACAAGTTGTTTACGAATCTATTGTTTACATCGAAGAATTGCCTAATACTTGGGTTCGCGCAAGTGTTGCAAAAACTGATGAAAACGGTGATGTGTTGCCTAATCAAACCGCGGAAAGATACACCATTGATGGCGACAACCTAACCGAACTTTTGTCAGGTAATCCATCATGGTCGCCTAACAAGCCCGCGGGTACTTATGACAATGAAGATTTGTGGCATTTCATTGATTTAATTAGACAATCTTGATAAGATAGAAAAAAGACAAGACACCATGCCCGCGTGAAACGCGGATGTTCTAACTAAGTTTAGGGAACGGCTATGGCCATCTTTAATAAGAATACCCTTGCGCAAGTAAGCGGGTTCGACAACCCCATTCTTGCGGGTGAATTGGTTTGGAATCAGCAAACCTATTGGAATCTTACATTCCAAATTTCATCATATCCCGAAGTTCCAGTAAATCTAACTGGCGCAACTATTGATGCGCAAATTGTTCGCCGCCAACTTTCAAACATTATTGATACGCGCAACGGTTTAACTTTCGACATTCGTGATTACACACCTACGCCTGCCGCAATTCCATTAACAATTACTAATGTAAATAATGAACTTGGCACTTGCACTTTGGTAATTGATGCCGCGGCTTGGGGTTTAATGACAACTGACCCCGAATTAGAAATTAACGCTACTGACCCCGTTGGTTATTCGGGAAGGGTAAAAGTTTCTTTGCCTGCATCAGGCCCAACGCCTGCCGATGATTTGATTATTTTTCTATTGTTTTTAGTTCGTTCTGATGGGGTAATCGTGTTATGACCGCTATTAAAGTTCAACCCGCAAGTAATGTTACGGTTGTTGTTGACCGTGGCGTACAAGGTCCTACTGGCCCTGCAGGACCATCAGGCGGCCCTACAGGTGCTATTGGCCCTACTGGACCAACAGGCGCACAAGGCCAAGGCATTGCATTAAAAGGTTCTGTAGCAACCGTTGGCGATTTGCCATCATCAGGCAATGTAACTGGTGATTCTTATATTGTTCAATCAAACGGTCATCTTTATACATGGTCAGGTTCTACATGGGTTGATGATGGTCCTATTGTTGGACCAACAGGCGCTACTGGGCCAACGGGCGCACCAAGTACGGTGCAAGGCCCTACTGGACCAACAGGCGCTAATGGTGGACAAGGTGGCATTGGCCCAACAGGTCCACAAGGTATTCAGGGCATACAAGGCATCCAAGGTATTCAAGGAAATACTGGACCAACTGGTGCGCAAGGCACTAATGGCAATACAGGCCCAACAGGTCCAACAGGTACTAATGGCGCTAATGGTGCAACTGGCCCAACAGGTTCAACAGGACCAACTGGTGCGCAGGGCGTACAAGGAAATAATGGACCAACAGGGCCGCAAGGTTTGCAAGGTAATGTAGGCGCAACTGGCCCTACAGGTCCTACTGGAACGCAAGGTGGCGTAGGTCCAACAGGTAGTATTGGAAATACTGGCCCAACAGGACCTACTGGCGCTGATAGTACGGTTGCAGGCCCAACAGGTCCAACTGGTGCGCAAGGCGTTCAAGGAAATGTCGGCCCTACTGGTTCACAAGGTGTTCAGGGCGACCAAGGCGTTCAGGGCATCCAAGGTATTGCAGGGCCAACTGGACCACAAGGCATTCAGGGTATTCAAGGCGTAACAGGCCCAACAGGTTCAATTGGTTCTACAGGCGCTACAGGCGCAACTGGACCAACAGGCCCAACAGGTGCAGATTCCACAGTTGCAGGCCCAACTGGTCCTACTGGCGCTACGGGTGCTGATGGTCAATCTTCATCTTATTATCAATACCAAACGGATACAAACCAAACATCAGGTACGCCTACATCGGGCCATGTGTATTGGAATAACGCCGTTCAAATTTTAGCAACCGACCTTGTTTTTAGTCATTTAACAAGTAACGGCATCGATGTTGATTTGTTTTTGTCATTCTTGAAAACAGGCGATAACATTGTTTTGCAAGATGCTTCAAATTCAAACAATTATCAAAAATGGGTTTTAACTGCTGACCCAACGACAGTACCCAATTCATCCATTACTTGCCCCGTTACTCTTTCAACTTCTAGCGGCACGGGTACAACTGGTTTTGCTAACAATCACAATCTGATTGTTGTGTTGCAATCCGTAGGCGTTGTTGGTCCAACAGGACCTACTGGCCCTACTGGTGCTGATTCAACAGTTGCAGGGCCAACAGGCCCTACTGGAACGACAGGTGCGACAGGCCCAACAGGTGCGCAAGGCGTGGCAGGCCCAACAGGTGCAACTGGTGCTACAGGTCCAACTGGTTCGCAAGGTATTCAAGGTGTTCAAGGTCCGACAGGCCCACAGGGTATTCAGGGCGACCAAGGTGTTCAAGGTGTTCAAGGCCCGACAGGTCCGACAGGCGCACAAGGTATTCAAGGTGCAACAGGCCCTACGGGTGCTGATTCAACCGTTGCAGGGCCTACAGGCCCACAAGGTAATGTTGGCCCTACAGGACCTACTGGCGCACAAGGTACACAAGGCGTAACAGGACCAACTGGCCCGCAAGGTATTCAGGGTGTACAAGGCGATATCGGACCAACTGGACCCACTGGCAGTACTGGCGCAACTGGAAGCACTGGAGCAATCGGACCGACTGGACCAACAGGAAGCAACGGAGCAACTGGCGCAGTGGGACCCACCGGCCCGACAGGAACACAGGGAATACAGGGCAATGTCGGACCCACGGGACCACAAGGCGTGCAAGGTATTCAAGGCATTCAAGGAAATGTTGGCCCTACTGGACCGACAGGAACAAACGGCGCAAACGGACCAACAGGCCCGACAGGAAGCACTGGAGCAACAGGCCCAGTGAGTTACAGCAAAACACTTGCTTTCGATATTCTTTTTGGTTTGTAAGGAACTACCATGGCTAATCCAAACATCGTCAATGTCACATCAATCTATGGTGCGACTTCATATCTGATTCCATCAGGAACAAGCGCAACCACTTGGACTGCGCTAACGCCTGCAACTAATACAGTTAACAAGATTGACAACATCGTTGCATCTAATGTGACAGGTTCAGCGGCGGCAATTACCGTTTCAATCAATAGCGCAACTGGTGGCGGTGGTACGGCATATCGTATTGCTTACCAAATTAGCGTACCCGCAAATGCTTCATTGATTATTGTGGACAAAACAACTGCGCTTTATGTTGGCGAAGGTCAATCAATCGTGGTTACTTCAGGCACATCTAGTGCCATTGAAATGACGGCATCTTACGAATCAATCACCTGATAGGGGCTAACCCATGTCAATGCGATACAAAGGCGGGAAACTTTCCGCTACTGCGGCTACATCTACAACAAGCGCGGCAACTGGCGTTTGGACATTGCGTCAACAAATGCAAGCGCAAGCGGCTAGTGCATGGCCAGTTCCAATTGCGATTGGACAAGTTGCCTACACAACGCCCGGTAATTACACATGGGTTTGTCCTGCGGGTGTAAGTAGTGTTTCAGTTGTTTGTGTTGGCGGTGGAGGCGGTGGAAATTCTAGTGGTGGTGGGCCCGGTGGCGGTTTAGGCTATATAAATAATTACTCAGTTACCGCGGGTACTTCATACTCGCTTAGAGTAGGGGTTGGCGGAACTGGGGATTCTTCAAGTTTTACTAATGGTGGTTATTCTTATTTTTCAACAACATCTGTTGTGGTTGGAAATGGAGGTAGTAGCGGTTCTCAAGCGGGTGGCACTTGGATTGGTACTGGTGGTGGTAACGGCGGAAATGCAGGCAATCAAGGCGGCGGCGGCGGCGGTGCGGGCGGTTATTCAGG